AACCAACCCATTCTATAACAGAGTTTACATACATTTCAACATATGTAAATCTATCATCGATATTAGTAAAGTTTATAATGTCAGATAAGTCATCAGTAAAGTCAATAGTCACTCCTAATTGCGAGGCTATTATAGGCTCATACGGATCATCAGAATTTGGTATATACTGTAAGTTGACATCAACCCCTTGAAGGTCTATAATAGCACCTGTATAGGCATCTTGCCATATCTTAAGCTCTACATCTTTGTTTGCTCTTGTTGCAAATAATACTGAATATTTTTGTCCGTATGCCATTATCCTCTTCTAAGTTTTAATGATGAATTAGACCTTTGTATAGCCAAAATTAAATCATTGCCTCTTAATACAAACTCTCCACTTCCCCCGCCGCTTCCAATCATTGATTTAAGCTTATCTAATGGAGCAACTACTTCAGGATTTGTTTTAGCACCTGGATACTCACCCATTAATCCCATTGTTGGGCCACTAACTATACCACCATTAGCGAATAACTGAGAACCTAATCCCATACCACCGCCAACTAAGTTACCAAACATTTTCATTGCACCACCAGCTTTAGCTAGTTTGCCTTGACCTCCTGGTAATAGTGATATAATGGCAACTGCAATAGCTGCTGCTATAGCTACCTTAATTAACTTTTTAATTATATCTTCAAATGCTCTTGATAGTACATCCCCTATACTTGCTCCCTTTTCTAATAACATATCTAAAGCAGGGCCTAATGCGTTCATTAAGCCAATCCCTATTTTAAGCAATTCTGCCGTAACTGCTTTTGTTTCAGCTAATACTGTTTCATTTGATTTTTTCCTAAGTTCTAATATTGCATCTATGTATTCAGATAACTTTATACTTCCATCCATAAATCCCTTATCTAAGCCCATCCGCATATTTTCTTCTGCTACTTTTATTTTGTCGAAACTTCCTTCTGCTTCACTTACTTCTAATTGATATTGTTCCTTTAAAAAAGCAACTCTTTCTTTTGATGCTTTCTTTTCATAATCCATCTTTTCTTTAAATAGTTTTGCTGCGTTTGATGGGTCTAATGCAGGTTCTGCTATATATTTAGTTTCTCCACCTGAAGCACTTAATCTTTTAGCTACATATGCAGCTAGTTTAGCTGCTTCTTTTTTAGCATTATCTAATTTTTTTCTTGAGGCTTTTGCTGCTTTTTCTGTTTCTTTTGATGGATCTTCTTTAAAGTTCTGTATTTTAACTTCTGCGTTAATATTTGCCTCTTGAATCTTTAAATATTTAGCTGCTGCTGCTTCTAAACTATTATATGCACTAGCGTTTTCTCTTAATAATCTTGTTCTTTTATCAAGTTCTAAATCATACCTAGACATTAATCTAATACCATCTGAAGTATAATCTGCTTCTTTAGAATAATTATTTATATTATTTTTAGAAAATTCATCTAACAAGTCTGCTCTCTTTATAATTAAATCGTTTTGCTTTGTAGCAATTTCCTCTAAAGATGTTTGAGCCGCCTTTGCTTTTGCGTAGGCCCATAAGGTTGTAGTTAATTTTTTAAATGCCGTGTCAGCTTTGCCTAATGTTATTTCTTCTTGAGAATATTGGCTTAGTAGTCCTGGATATAAGTCTTTTAATGTCTTAGCTGCTAGTATTCTTTCATTCATTGAAATATTTACATTAGTAGCTGCTTTATATAAGCCATTTAATCTAACAATTTCAGAAGCGTAAAGACTTGCAGCTTCTTCAGAATATTTTGTAGTTAATTTAACAGAATTCCCAATTTTAATCATCCCATTATCTACCGCAGTAAAAAAAGCAATAACCGCAGAACCTGCTAAATATAAAGGCCCTGCTACTCCAGCTATACCACCCAATAATGCAGGTAGGTTATTTTGAATACCTCTAAATCCATAAGGCAAATCCTGTAATACCAATGCAAAATTTGTCCATTGCATATTACTTTTTTTAACTGATTGGCCTACTTGGTCTAACCCTTTTGCCGTTTTAGGCAATGACATATTTGTCATATTTGTTTGGGCATATGCCTGTGCTTCTGCCATGGCTTTATTTTCAAGCCTATTAGTAATAATCCTATATTGATTATCTAACTCTTTAAATGCCTTTGTATTTGCTTGTCCTGCAACAACCAAATCAGTCATTGCCTTCTTAACAACAACAAGCTTTTTTTCTAAAACACCAGCAGTTTCACCAAACCTTTTTGCAGCAAACTCTATCTTAGTAAAAGAATCTTCTACACCGTTGTTTATTTTCATAAACTCCGCAGATTGTTTTTGCAAGTCCTTTAAAACACTTGCAGCAATAGACATATTTTTATTGTAATTGTCTATATTCGCTTTGAGGACTATACTAATTTGTTCTTCTGCCATTATATTATAGGTTTAACAATTTTATATTTTTTTAAAACCGCTTGTAATTCTTCTTCTGTCATCACTCTTTGCTTTACAAAGTTACGAGTATCGCAGTCTAATTCAATAAGCTCTTGTGGCTTAACTTTCTTACCCTTTGGTAATTGGATATTAATTAGTAAAGTTGTCTGCCACCTAGTTCTAATCCATTGTTGCTCTTCCTCGTGTCTATAACCATACCACACAAAATCCAATTCAGCCATGGTCATCTCCCAAAACAAATGGGGAAGCACTTTGCACTCCCCCATTGTATATCTTTCTATGTCAATCCACTCTAATTTTTTTTTACTCCATCTTTTTTAGTTGACTTTGTTGGCTTATCATCTATACCGCTATTCATGCTTTCTGAAAGTGCTGCCATTACTTCTTGGAACTTTTGTCCTCCCATCCCACCCATATCATCTATCCAGTCACACACTTCCATCTCTGTAAAACTTGGAGTGATCCCTTGAGAATATAATGGATATTCAGCAGCTGATTTCATCAAGTTAATAATAGCATCAAGTGAATCTTTGCCACTTAAAGCTTCTCCTATGTCAGAAGGCCCTATCCCTTGTAATTGACAGAATCTTTTAAGACTCCAAGTACAAAAACGCATCGGTATCTTCTTTCCATCGGAAAGAGTTAGTTCAAATTGTCCTCTCATATGTTTGGTTTTTTAGTTTCTAGTTTTTGCTCTGAGTCAATACTCCCGTTCCTTTAAAAGAAACTGAATATGTAACTGGATTCTCCATGTCAGCAGTCATATCTACACTCTCAATAAATGCTTGACCAGTCCATTTTGCATCATCTACAATTGGAGTAGCTGTACCTGCGGTAACCGTAGTAAACATAACCGTAACTGCGGTTCTAGCAATAGCTAAAGTAGTTAATTCTGGTAGACTTACATAAGTAGCTACTACTGTTGTTGGAGAAACTGTAGCCAAACCATCAGTCGTTAAAGACCAAGACCTTTGTCCACCAATCTCATCAGCCCATCCTAAGCTTTCTTTATTAGAAGCATCTGGAGCATCTATTGCAATGCTTAATGAACATGAAGTAGAATATGCTATTACTTCTCCTCCAATTAGAACTACTAATGAAGTTCCGTTAAATACACCTGTTGTTGCCATTTTATTTTATTTTATATTATGTTAATTGATTCACGAAATGTTCCATTGTTATCACCCTTCTAAACACATATGCCTCATCCACATAGTCAAAGGTAGCAATATTACTACCAACCTTTCTAGTGACTATGTTAAAGTCAGGCCCTGCACTTGGATAACCACCTGGGTATGTACCTATTATTTCCAATAATTGATTGGTATAAGTATCTACCGTTTTTTGCCCTACTTCTCCTGCTTTAAAAGTCCTATAAACTATGTCAAATTGGATAGTAACATTAAAAGCAAAACATTGTTTATTGCTATCCTCTGTCTGTGTCTGACTACTGATAATCAAAAAAGGCGGTTCTACTGTGTCAGGTGCTATGGTATCATAAGCAGCTAACGAATAGGAAGCCGAGATTAATTTATCGTAATAAGCTTTTCTTATTGCATATCCGCAGTCCTTCATTTTGGTACAAATTTAATGAAATATATTTATATCTTAGTTGATACATTTTTGATACCATTTACCATAGATTGGTAATGTTCTGCAAATGCACTAAATAAGAATGGTCTATGTGGAAGGTTAACCTTTCTTTTTGGAGTTGGCTTTTTAAATGTTAACGCATATGCCTCAAGGCTATCCATTTTAACACCAGGATATAAAGATGCTTGAAACTTATTTCCTGTTCCAAATTCTACATAAGGAGCATATATAACATTCTTATTACCAGCACTTACAAATCCACCTGTATTAAAGTTAAATGATCTATGTGTTATACTATTTTTTAATCTTTTTGTCTTGCCTACTGGGGCATCTCTTTTAGCTGAGTCTTGTATTTTTTGGATAGTATCATCCATCACCTTTTTAACATTAACTGATACTACTTCAGGTGCTCTTCTTAATTTCTTTTCTAAAGAATCTAAGCCTACAAAATCTACACTTAACCCTGCCATTATTTAAGAGTTGAACATCCTATTAAATAATATTGATTCAAGTCTGCCTCGTTGATAATAGAGTTAATCATATAAGTCCTTGACTTCCAAGTTATTACAAGAGCATTAGTAAATGTCTTGCCTGTTGTATATCTGATCCTAAATGTAGCTCCATCGTTAATACTATCCTTGCTTGTTATATTAGTCCTAGAATTGGTATTAGTGACCAATTCAGCCCAGCAAGTGTAGTATGGTACTAAAGTATTCACAAACCCTCCTGCACTATCAGAAACGCTTGTTTTAGTATTAAATGTAATCCTATTTCTTAATTGTCCTATCATTAGAAGATAATACTTACCCTTTTGTAAGGTTTCATTAATTCGTAAGCCGTTGTTAAGTTAGCTGAAGGCTTAGAGCTTTCAACACTTGATTCTCTGTATTCGTACAAATCACCTACCATCTTCAACAAAGCCGTTTTCATAGACTCTGGAGTAGTGGCATATCCACAAGTATAAGTGAATCTAAAGTCACTCATAATAGGGGAAGTGAAGTAAACCTTTTTGTAGGTATCTCCTATAACCCTATAATCTCCAACTACCATTGCTACCCATGCAGCACCATCCCAATATTCTACCAATGTAATACTGTTTATAGGAGCATAAGGAAGCTCTATAAACTCATCTACATAAGCTACTACCTTTAGGGTTCTAGCAGTCATAGCAACTGAAGCGTATTGCTCTAATCTGATCCTAGCGGTTTCTATAAGGCTAGTAATCAAAGTGTCATCCTCGCTATAATCTACCCTTAAATAATCCTTCGCTGCTTGTAAGGTAACGATTGTTGCCGAAGGGGCTACTGTAGTCGTTACATCTCTTAGTATCTGCATTATGCTAATTTTTACAAAAATAACTAAAATTTAGTGTAAACAAAAAGGGATAGCTTTTTAGGCTATCCCTTGTATTGTAAGTTGACAATTAAGTCATATTACCTAAG